GTTAATGGCAAGTTTAGCTAACCAAACTGTCCAATCCGCAAATACCGTCTACTTTATGATTAAAAACGTACCAATCGCTCGTGCACAGTCAATCAGTTCAGAGCGTTCATTCGGTACAACTGGTGTTTACGAGATTGGTTCTATCATGCCTAAAGAGCATGTTTACTTACGATATGAAGGTACAGTAACAGTTGACCGTTTCCGTATGCGTAAAGAGAACTTAGCTGCATTAGGTTTTGCCGCTCTTGGTGAAGAAGTACTACAAATGGATATCATGGACATCGTATTATACGATAACATTACATCTGAGGTAGTAATCGCTTATCGTGGTTGCTCAATCGATACTTACAGCGAAACTGTATCTGTAGGTGAAATCAGCTCAGAGAGCGCTCGTTTCTACTTCTTAACATCTGCAAACGTTCGTTCCAACTAATACAATCCTTCGGGGTTCTTTTTTTTATGTTGACAATTAAAAACTACCATGATAAGCTTACCTCAACAAATATTAGGAGGTCGTTAAAATGACAGAATTCAAATTAGGAAGTTTAGTGGATACAATGATGGAACACAAGGATGAGGTAATTAAGGAGCAAATTAGCAAGATTGTTGATTTAGAATTTGAGAACTATGATTTAAAAAATAAGAAAAAGAACTTAGAAGATGATGTTAAACATATTTATAAAGTGTGTGGCGCTTGGATTGGGTTATGTTACGAATGGGCAAGAGATGCAGAAAAGGATAGAAAGCACTACTATTATACAGATGAAGAGATTGATGCTAAGAAAGAGAAGTATATGCAGAGAGCAGATGCATTAAGAGACGTAAGAGAAATGATAGAACGAACACGAGAGAACAGAGACTTCTAACAGTCTCTTTTTTTATGTTGACATATATGTATAAACCTGTTATGTTATTCTTATAAAATTTAAGGAGGAGATTTACATGACAACGAAATATTATAGTAACCCATCGATGGTGAGCAAGTTTAACATTAAGGATTTTAAGCCAGACCCAGAATTAACTAGATTAGCTGATAATTTCAAAAAGAAAACACAGAAAATGATGAATGAAGCTGTTAGAGAGTTTGATGATGCTTTACGAGAAGAGATAGAGTTCGGTATTACAAGTTCGGGTTACGAGTATGAATCATTCACCCTATCAAAATCAGAACCAGAATTACCAGCATTGATTACGCTATATCCTAGCGAAAAGAAACTAATCCTCTTAGGAGTTATTGAACATTTACCAGACCACGCACATTTCACAAGCGTACGAACATTTAAGTTTAGATTATTTGATGGGTATGATGAAGTATACAAAGGTTCCAAAATTTTTAGAACAGAAGTAAAGTTATATTACTAAGTTACAGGAGGTTATCGTATGATAGCCTCTTTTTTCTGTACCTTTACATAAGTGTTACAAAGTTGTTACAACAATATAATAGTTAACGTAGTGTGGTATATTACTAATAAGAAAGACAAAAACAATAAAAGGAGTTTTGATGAGATGAAAAAACTAAGGAACATGGTAACAGGTTTAGTACTAGGTACAGGATTATTTTTAGGTGCAGGAGCAGCAGATGCTAGTGTAGTAGATTTCTTAGCAGAAAAAGGAGAATCCTACGATTTCCAAACACGAAGTAACTTAGCTGCACAATACGGTATTGATGGTTACAAAGGAACGGCAGACCAAAATATCCAATTACTAGGATACTTGCAAGGTGACCTTAATCAACCTCAACCTAAGAAAGTAAAAGATGAGTCTTATAAAGAGACTACACCACAAGGTAAAACAATCGTAGTTAAAGCAACAGCCTACACAGCAGACCCATCAGAAAACGGAGGAACTTATGGTGGACGAGTACTAACAGCGACAGGATTTGATTTATCAGCAAACCCTTCAGCTAAAGTTATTGCAGTTGACCCAAAAGTAATTCCTCTTGGTACTAAGGTTCACGTAGAAGGTTATGGAACGGCTACAGCTCTAGACACAGGAGGAGCTATCAAAGGAAATCGTATCGATGTACTAATGCCATCTAAATCCCAGTCGAGTAACTGGGGAGTTAAAACAGTAAAAGTAACCATCTTAAACTAGTAAAAGGACTGTCTCTTAATAGAGATGGTCTTTTTTGTTATACTATTTATATAAGTACTATATTAGAGAAGATTAAACAGGAGGTATCACTATGGAAATGGCAAAGGAATATACAGAAGTACACGAAGGTGAAACAGCAGAAGAGACTAGAGAATCGATTGAGGAAAAACAGGAACAGGAGAAACGACAACTAATCGACCGTATCATGCGCGGGAAAAATGATATGTTCGTCAAACATTATAATCTACCAGAATATAATATTGAGTTTACTGTTCATGTTCAAGCTCCGAATGCAATCGAGAGTGGTAAAATCCAAGCTAAGACAGCTCGTTACTTAGATGGAATGAATCTATACTCATCTCAATACTATGTAGTAGTTTATCAGATGCTTGCAACATTGAGAGTATGCGGAAAAGAATTACCAGAATATTTAGAAAAGGACGAGAACATTTACAATCTAGACATCTTGTACATTATCGGTCTAGACTTTGCAGAATGGTTGAGTACCTTTCGAAAGTAAGGTTAAGCAATATGGCGGACTTAAACATCTAGCCAAGACCCCTTACATGAGGAATATGTGGGTGTTAATGAAGACACTTCACATGCCACCTACAGACCCTCGATTTTTAGCTCTAGACGATGCACAAGTCGAATTAATGCTTTACTCATTAGAGGAAGATGCAAAAGCTATTGAGAGAGCTCGTAGAGGCGTACAGGTTGAGGACGAAAACTTCGATAGTTCATTCGATGACAAGATTTGGAACAAAGCCGCTGGTGAGTGGGAAATGGTTGAAGAAGGTCACGATATGGATGAAATCGCTCGTCAGGTTAACGCTATGACAGCTGCTAAAGACAGAGCTGATTTAGAAGGTAAGTTTGATGGAATAGAAGGATACAACGAACATCTAGAGAACGGCGGAATGACTTCACGTGAAGCCGAAGTATCTAATCACATTGCTAATCAGTTGGCTAAGGCTGAGCAGAGAGCAGCAGAATTAGCATCAGGTGCAACATCTAGCAAAGACTTCATTGATGACAGAGAGCGTGCAGGGGAAGTTGTTATGGATGACGAGCATAGGCTTAACAAACAAGCAATGGACGACGCAATTGCAGCATTTGAAGACGATGACGACGATGATTATGATGTTCTTTAAGGAGAGGGGTAACCCTCTCTTATTTTAGATATAAGGATGTGGAAAAATGGCTAAAAGGGAAAAGTATATTTTCGATGTAGAAGCTGAGGTCGGTAAAGCTGCCAAGAGTATTAAATCACTAGAAGCTGAGCTTAGTAAGTTACAAAAGTTGAATAAAGATATAGATGCTACTGGTGGTGACCGTACCGAGAAAGAAATGCTTGCTACATTGAAAGCAGCAAAAGAGGTCAATGCTGAGTACCAGAAAATGCAACGTATATTGAAAGACCTTAGCAAACATAGCGGTAAGGTTAGTCGTAAGGACCTTAATGATAGTAAAGTAATTTCAAGTGCCAAAACATCAGTTCAAGGTGGAAAAGTCACAGACTCATTCGGACAAATGTTAAAGAACATGGAGAGACAAATCAACTCTGTGAACAAACAGTTTGACAATCACCGTAAAGCTATGGTAGATAGAGGACAACAATATACACCAAACTTGAAAACAAACCGTAAAGATGCTCAAGGTAATTCTAACCCATCTATAATAGGACGTAACAAGTCTACAGCTCAGGACATGGAAAAGGCTGTAGATAAGTTCCTAACAGGGCAGAACGAAGCGACAAGCGGCTTAAATCAAGCGTTAGCACAAATGAAAGAGATATCCAAGTTAAATAGACGTTCAGAGAGTTTATCTCGACGAGCATCTGCATCAGGATACATGTCATTCCAACAATACTCTAACTTTACTGGTGATAGAAGAACAGTACAGCAGACTTACGGAGGAATGAAAACTGATAATAGGCAAAGAGTCTTAGATTTATCAAGTCAAGCTACAGGTATTAGTAAAGAGTTAGATAGATTAAACAGCAAGAAAGGTCTGACTGCTCGAGAAGGTGAAGAACGTAAGAAGTTAATGCGCCAGCTAGAGGGAATCGATGTAGAGCTAGCAGCTCGTAAAAAATTGAACAATTCTCTCGATGAAGCTACAGCTAATATGGACCGATTCAATCAATCTTTATTAGAAGCAAATGTAGCTGTTAAACCTGAGCGAGGAACAGCGAGAGGTATGGTCTACGAGCGTGCACCTGCAATCGCACTAGCAATTGGTGGAGCAATCGCTGCTACAGTTGGTAAATTGTATAGCGAAGGTGGAAATCACAGTAAAGCTATGAGACCGGATGAAATGTATGTAGGTCAACAAACAGGAGCTGTCGGAGCTAACTGGAGACCTAATCGTACAGCTGTTATGCGTTCTGGGTTAGGTAAACAACTAGGGTTCACTGGTCAAGAAATGATGGAATTCCAATCAAACTACTTATCCGCTAATGGATACCATGGAGCAGCCGATATGAAAGCTGCAACTACAGGTCAAGCTACATTCGCTAGAGCTACTGGTTTAGGTTCGGATGAGGTCAAAGATTTCTTCAGTACAGCATATCGTTCTGGAGGTATTGAAGGTAACCAAACAAAACAATTCCAGAATGCGTTCTTAGGTGCTATGAAGCAATCCGGTGCCGTAGGTCGTGAGAAAGACCAGCTTAAAGCACTTAACGGAATCTTGACATCTATGTCTACCAATAGAACTGTAACAAACCAAGAGATGATGAGAACTATAGGACTCCAATCAACAATATCAGCTACAGGAGTATCCTCACTACAAGGAACAAAAGGTGGAGCTCTCATGGAGCAACTTGACACGGGTATTCGCGAAGGATTCAATGACCCACAAATGCGTGTACTATTCGGTCAAGGTACAAAATATCAAGGTATGGCTGGTCGAGCACAATTACGTAAGCAAATGGAGAAAGGTATATCAGACCCAGAGAACTTACAGACACTAATTGAAGCTTCTAAAGCACAGGTACCTAATGGAACACAAGAGGAGCAAGCAGAAGTATTAGCTACATTAGCATCTAGAATGGGAGTTAACATGTCTTCGCAGCAAGCAGGTGGACTTCTAGGTATGGACCCTAAGAGTTTAACAAAAGAAAGCATTGACAAAGTTATGAAGGATGGACTAAAAGAAGGTTCAATAGAATCCGCTAAACGAGAGAAAGCTTACGAAGGCTCAAAAGCATCTATCGATAACGCATCCGAAGCAGCTACAGCAAAACAAGCTACTGAGTTAAATGACATGGGGAGTAAGTTACGAGAAGCAAACGCAGCACTTGGAGGACTACCAGCGCCGTTGTACACAGCTATTGCCGCAGTAGTAGCATTCACAGCAGCAGTAGCAGGTTCCGCAGCAATGTTTGGTGGAGCAAGTCTACTAAAACGTGGTGCATCTAGAAAGTTCGGCGGAAGAGGTCGAGGTTCTGGTGGAGGCGGAGTAGGCGGAGGTGCAGCAGGTGCCGCAGCTACTGGAGCTGGAGCCGCTGGAGTAGCAGGTGCCGCAGGAACAGCAGCCGCAACAGGAGCAGGAACAGCAGCAGGTGCCGCAGCTACTGGAGCTGGAGCCGCAGCTGGAGGAAGTAGGTTAGCAGGAGTAGGTAAGGGAATTCTAGGTGGTGCAGGTAAGTTAATGTTACCTCTCGGTGTCCTTATGGGCGCTAGTGAAATCATGCAAGCACCAGAGGATAAGAAAGGTGCAGCCGTAGGTTCCGCAGTAGGTGGTATTGGTGGTGGTGTTCTCGGTGGAGCCGCAGCCGGAGCAGCAGTAGGTTCATTCCTTGGACCAATAGGAACAGCAGTAGGTGGTATCGGTGGAGCAATTGCAGGTGGTTGGGCTGGTTCTGGTATAGGTGAAACAATAGGTGGATGGTTTGATAAGAAACCTAAAGAAGAACCAACAGCAGCTGACAAAGCTAAAGCTGAGACTTCTGCATCGGCACTAGCCGCAGCAGCAGGTACTGGTGGAGCTGTAGGAGCATCTGCAATACAATCACAAATGTCACAGGGTATTACTGGTGCACCTAATATGGACCAGATTAACGGTATGGCATCCTCACTAGGAATATCATCAGGAGCCATGGCATCAGCTTTAGGTATCTCTTCCGGACAAGACAACCAGATTCAAAACATGACGGATAAAGAGAATACAAATACTAAAAAGATGACAGAAGCCAAGAAAGGTGACAACTTATCTTACGAACGAGAAAACATTACAATGTATGAGAACGTGTTAACAAGAGCTGAGCAGATACTTGCACAAGCAAGAGCCCAAAATGGTATCATGGGTGTTGGCGGCGGAGCTGGAGGTGCTACAGGAGGTACAGGCGGATTCTCTGGGCAAGGTAAGTTACAATTCGTAGGTGAAGGTCAAAAGTGGACTACAAACAATCTTCAACAGCATGATTTAGGATTCACAGACTCTAAACTTACAGCAGAAGACTTAGATGGATGGATTAATTCTAAAGCACCTAAAGATTCTATGATGCGAGGAATGGGTGCGACATTCCTAAAAGCAGGACAAGAATACGGATTAGACCCTCGTTACTTGATTGCTCACGCAGCAGAAGAATCTGGATGGGGTACCTCTAAGATTGCTAGAGACAAAGGAAACTTCTTCGGTATTGGTGCTTTCGACAATAGTCCATACGCAAGCGCTTATGAATTCAAAGATGGCGGAGGTTCTGCCGCTGAGAAAGGCATCATGGGTGGAGCTAAGTGGATATCCGAAAAGTATTACGGTAAAGGAAGAACGAATTTAGATAAGATGAAAGCCGCAGGATACGCAACCAACGCAACATGGGCGCCTAACATAGCGTCAATCATGGCAGGTGCACCAACAGGTTCGGGAAGTGGTAATGTTCAAGCTACAATTAACGTTAATGTAACTGGGGATGAAAAAGTCTCGGATAAAGTTAAGAATAGCGCGGATATGAAAAAGACAGGACAGGATATCGGAAGTCTACTTGGTTTCTATGGAAGAGAGATGACGATAGCTTAATGGGGTGGTGTGAGCATAGCTCACCTACCCTTTTTCTGTTATATTATAAGTATACAAAGGAGGAAAATACATGACTACGATTGTAACTAGATACCCTCGTATAGAGGTTGACTTAATAACAGAAAATACTACTTATGAAATCACTTACGATACAGGGGAAGCATTGACAACAAAAGCTTTTGATAACGCGATTCTATCACTATCAACAAAGAATGCGATGTCAGACGATAGTCCAGCTTTCTCAATCATCGTAACAGCTCAAGATAAATGGGATAAGGTAATTGGACCTAACGATTTAATACGTATTAAAGCTATACCCGATGTAACAGATAAAGCACCAGATAACCCATGGATAATGGTAGGGTTAATATCTGATATTAAAAAAGATGGAGAATACGCTAATGGTACGCTGGTATATCGTATTACAGGGCAAGCAATGACTAAAGCACTTATCAACTTCCAAGTTGGAGTAATACAGCAGTTCGCAGCTATATCTCCTGATATAGGTTGGTTACCTGATGGGACAGAGCAAGGTCTTAAATTTTCTAATAACACTGCTGCTGGAATTGGTAACGAACTTATGGATAGATTCTTATATAAGTATGCACAGTATGCATTCGCAGATGGTACAGGACTACAAGATTATTTCACTCACGAATTTAAGAGCTGGGAAGCAGATGAGGCATTACAAGACCCATCACCATTCGTAAACTACCAAGGTTCCATGAGACAGTTCCTTGAGGATGTTGTAGCTAAACCATTTAATGAGTTATACTTTGAATTCACTAAAGACGGACGATGTATCGCATTAATGAGACCTACTCCATTCGATAAAGACAAATGGGGAGCTCTACCATCTTACGAAATAACGAGTGATATTGTATTGCAGGAGTCTTATAGCAGAAATGATAACGAAGCCTTCTCAGTTTATTGCGTGGACGCGCCTAATATTGCGGAGTTTACTAGTTTAGATTTAGGGGTGTATCCTCGTTTCCATCCAGAGCTTATTAAAAAGTATGGGTATAAGCGTTTAGATGCTTCTAATAGATATCTACTGTCTGCAACAAAAGCGCAAACAGGTAATGTGAATACTAGTAATGCTGCCAATGGTACTGGGAATACCGCTAAGCAACCAACATTTGATGAATTGATGTTGTACATTAACCAGAATGGTTTCATGGATAAGGAGACTATCCGTAAGAAGAAATCCGAGATGTCCGCTTCATTGAAAGCGCAGTTCCCTTCGATGACAGTTTCAATGACTACTAGCATAATCGATGCCATCGCGGATGGTAACTTTAATCCGGATAAGTATAAACAAATTATATCATCTGCTACAGGAGATGTCAACCAGTCAAATAATAATGAAAAATCGGCAGATAGCTCTAAACTAAAAACATTTACAGATAGACTATATAACTGGTACTGTGAGAATCCGAATTTCTATTCTGGAGACATTCGTGTAATAGGTAACCCCGCCTTTCGTATAGGAACAAAACTATACTACCAAGATTTCGAACAAGAGACAAAGTGGGAGTTCTACATTGAGTCTATACAGCACGAGTTTAGTTATACGAATGGTTATTCTACTATCATTGGAGTAACTAGAGGTTTACAAGATAGAGGTGCTAAACGTTTCGCGAATCTATGGGGTAAATCAGAGGACTTTAAAGGTGGATATTTAGGTGAAGACACACTAGCTACTCTATACGAGAAAGCTAAAGCGGCACGAGAGGCACAGATGGCGGGTGGAGGTCAAACAGGTAACACAGGAACAGGTGGAATAGTTGCAGGTGGACCAGTAGCAATGAACGCAGTTAACATAGCTAAAGAGATGACAACTAAACCATCTATCTATGTATTCGGTGGCGGTCGTTCTGGTGGTAACCCATTCACTAAATCCCCAATCAAGACCGACTGTTCATCATTCATCTGGTGGATATTTAATCTAAATGGTGTCCAGCTTAAAGGTGGAGAGCACGGAATGACTACAGATACTATTAAGAATGACTCAAGGTTACAGACAGTTGGTTCTCGAGGCTCGGACAAAGCACAGGTTAAAGCACAAATGCAAGTTGGTGACCTTATATGGTTTGACACATATAAGACTGATGGTCATATTGTTATATACACTGGTAACGGTAAGTTTATCGGTTCTCAAGATAAAGGAATCACTGAGGAAGACATGAGTAGTTCTTACTGGGATAGAGTGTTTAAAGGACACGTAAAAAGATATGTTGGGTAGTTGTGCTATACTATATAAAAAGGAGGAGATATATAAATGCCAGAATTTGAACCATTACAAACAATGAGATTCCAATCACAACTCGGTAAAGAAATGAAACGTAAGTATAAAGAGGGTAACAACTTAGTTACTCTCTCTCTTGCTGATGTCGTAAAAGTTAACTATAAGTATAACACAGTTGATGTAATCACAGTGAGAGATAAAAACTCTACAGCTAAAAACCCTAACGATAATGGTAAGTACTCTGCAATGCTACCTACACACATGTCAGGTCGTACTGCAAACGGTAATATCTATGGTTCTACTACGTTAGTTACTATCGGTACTCGTGTACTTATAGGTTTTATAGATGGACAAGTAGATACGCCAATCGTTATTAACGTGTATGGTAAGACAGATGACCAGCAACAACTAGCTAGAACAGACATGGTTTCTGGTGATGACTCATTAGAATCCATTCAACAAGAACTATGGAATACGTTCAACCTGTATCCATCAATGACATACGAAAACATAGATGGACGAGGTAACCGAGAAGTTACATTTTCCGGTAAAACATTCTTAATTGCAACGGATACTGACCAAGAGAATAACTATGTACAGGATGCGCATTTTGATTATATGGACCTTCCGCACTCACGTTATGCTAACGGAGAACTAATCGAGCCAGAATCACCAGATGCACCTACGATGTTATTTGTACATCAAAGTATTTACGATAATCATAGAACTACTTTCTTTGTCAAATCAGATGGGACATTCCGTCTTGGTTCTAGACATAAGGATGGTGGAGGTATTACGTAC